ACGGTCGGCAGCACAGAGGATATCAGTTCCGAGAGTATCGGTATGATATCGCTTGCGAACTGGGCCGCAAAATCGACCACCACGGGTACGAGTTCCTCAACTGCCGGGATGATGGCGGCCAGACCGTCCGTGATAACGGGCATCAAAGCCTCGACCGCAGGTAGCAGGGCTGTTATGGCATCGTTGACCGAATCGAACATGGTTGTGGCCATAGGCTCAAGAGCGACCTTCATCTTATTCGTGAACATTGTCCACTTCTCTGCGAGGTCGTATGTATCCGTGGCTGCACCGTTGATGGTCTCCGAGGAGGCTTCGAGTTCGCCCATGAAGTCCTCCATTGCCAGTGTTCCGTCTCGGATGGCCTGTGCCATTACCGTGCCGGAGCGAGAGCCGAACAACTCCATAGCGAGGCTGATAGCCTCTGTCTCGCTGTTTGCGTTTTTGATTGAATCGTAATACTTGGCGTATGCGTCCTGCGCTTCAAGACCCATATTCGCCGAGGCTTTGACCGCATAGGTCATAGCCGTCATGACTGTGCTTGTCTCGTAACCTGCCTTCTCCAAGCGACCGAGCATTGCTGCCGATTCGTTATAGGAGAAACCCATCTGTTGGAAGGCGGCACCGTTGCTCTGTACGAGCGAGGTGAGTTCAGTAAATCCGATGCCTGTAGACTGGGATACTTTGAAGAGCCAATCCATGCTGTCGGACATCTCGTCTGCGTTCAGACCGAATATCTGGAACGACTGCGAGGATGCCTCGATAACACCGCCGAGGTCATCGCCGAGCATATCCGAGACTTGAATTGCCTGCGCCGACAAGGTTTCCAACTCATCGCCTGTCAGTCCGAGGCGAGTGTTGTAGTCGGAAATCGCCTGCGCTGCACTCTCCATGTCGGTCGGCACGGAGGAATATACATCCCTCATGCTCCCCTTCAAATCTTCGAGTGCTTCGCCTGTCGCACCTGTCCCGATGCGGATGGTGTCGTAGGCGTTGTCGAACTCCGCTCCGAGGTCATACAGTGCCTTGCCTGCTGCGAGGGCGGCAGTGGTGATGGCGGCCCCGGCAATAGCGATGCCCTTGAAGGCGGTCTTTGCACTGGCCGATAACGACTTCACTTCTTTTTCCGCACTCTTGGTCGCATTCTTAAAGGAACTGTCGACCTTGCCTGCGATTTTAATGGCGAGTTCGTACTCTTTGCTTGCCATGCTCTGCCACCTCCTTTGCCAGTTCGATTAACTCATCAACGGGCAGGGAGAGAAAGTAATCAATCCCTGCCTTCGTGATGAGAGACAGGTTCAAACACGCTTTGCGTAAGTCCGGCGCGTCTAATCCTGTTAGTCCGCGCCGAAAATAAAACCCGTGACGATGTTCTTCAGTTTGATAGCCTCCCTCGCAGGGAGACCAGTAAAGAACTCGATGGGTTTCTTCGTGACACGGGCCGCAATGACACAGGCGTACTGGAGGGACATTTCGGGCAACGCCTCAACGGTGCCGCCCTTGCTCATGACCTTCTGGGCCGCAATCATGTCTGCGGCGGTGATGTCCTCGATGCCGGAGAGGTCGATGCTCTCGACCGTCTCCTCCTCGAAAGTGTAAGGTTTTCCGAATGTGAGAACATAAGGGTTCTCGTTTTTGATGTTCTTGTCAGCCATTAGCACAGAGACCTCGCTTTCTCAAGAATATCGACGCCGTTCAGCTTGTAGACGCTGTTCAGCTTGTCCAGTTCGACCTTGGGTTCGCTGTTGAGGTCGATGCGGATGTAGGTTAGCTCCAATTTAACGGAACTGCCCATCGCACCGCCCTGCTTGACAGTGCCGCCAGTGAAGGCCTTGCACTTACCACGCACAACGACACGCATACCGACATAGTCGACACCGCCACCGTTGGTGGTAATCTGAATAGAGCCACGGAGAGTGAGGTTGACCTCATCGCCGGGGTTCATCAGAACGAAGGTGTCATCGGTGATGTTGCGGAACGGAATCTCCATCTCCTGCGAACCGAAGTGACCGATGGTGGGGTCATCGATTTCGCCGAGGATGCCGGGGCCGCTGATGGTCTCGCTGATTGCCTCGAAGTCGGGCAGAGTCACTTCGCCGGAAAGACCTGCGAGAGTGCTGCCGTCCTTGTAGACATTGAACATATTGATTTTAGAAGGAATGCCATTCATGTTTCAGTCCTCCTTTCTTACTGCTGAAGCGCTGCAGTGAGCGCCTCGGTATCGAACTCCAGAATGTCCTCGATGTCCTCTGCAGGAGTGTAAGGAGCGAGATACTGGTGGAAGGTAATCTTGCCGTTGAGGATGTCCGTGGTCGGGTTCTCCTCGGCGAGATATTCCACACGGTAGGTCGCACAGTAGCCACGAGCCACATAGCCGTTGCCTGCGATGTTGGCACTGTCAACGATGTTCTCGATGAGGCGCTTGTTCATCGGGTTGTCGACCTTCTGGAAGTAGGTCAGAATGAAGCTGTTGCCGGCCCAAGTAAAGAACCTGCGGCAGCAGAACCATCTATCCTTGGGGTCGGTGGTGGACGGATAAGCGCAGGAGTTGTTGCCCCAAGACTTAAATCCGTTCATATTGAGCATGGTGACCACGCCGTAGCCGTTGACGGTGTTGGCTTGGTCTTGGTCGAGTTTGATTTCTGTTCCGTCATAGAGAACGGTCGCAGTTGCACCACAAGCCTTGTTGGAAGGAGAGAGGTACGGCACATCGTTGTTCTGTGCGTCCAACTGCTGCGTGAGGGCAGCCATGATAGCGGACATATAGAACTTCTTGCTGCCGACCTTCGCCATAGGCCAACAGGCGATGGCGTGGGAACTGGTAGCACCGAGGGCGTTCTTTGCCGTCAGAACATCGGCATAGGTCGATGCGTGAGGAACGGCGGTGTCTCCCTCGTTGATGCCGGAAACCGTGCAGATGTCAAGGACGCACTCGCAGGTGAAGCAACCGTTGATTTCGGTGCATTTGGCCTGCATAGCGGCCGCCACGCTCGGATAGTGAGACCAGCCGGGAGCAACAAGCAGACCGGGGGTCATTCCGAACATGGGATAAATCTGGCGGATGGTCTGCAGACCAGTCTCGACATTGCCATTGGCTGTACCGATGATGTCCTCGAAGTCGACCATAGTCGGGTCGATTACATTGGCACTGGAGAGGTAGAGAGAAGTTGCACTCTCTGCACCACCGCCTGCGATGACGGTAGCGACCAGTTTGCCGTCCGCATTGAAGGAGAGGGTGTAGTCCTCGTCAAGCACCAGAGGAGACTCTGCTGCAGAGGTGAGTTTGATGACAACGCTGTTCTTGAGAATACCAAGGGTCTCAAAGACAGCCTGCTTGTCATTGACGGGAGCGTCCTCCGGCTGTGCCGCAGTCTTGTGAACCGCAGGGTCGAGGACATTCACGAGGATAATCGGGGCAACATTCTGCACGTTGAAGCAGGTGTAGATGCTCTGGCAGAGAGTGTACTTCTCCCAGTCATCAGAATAGCCGACAGCGGCACACGCCTCCTTGTAGGAGTAGCACAGCTTCGGGGTATTCACCGCCCCTGCAGGGTTGTCCACGAGGTTTACCGGGGCAGTGCCGAAGATGACCTGCAGTCCGGCAGTGCCGGAGATAGGTGCGGTCAAACTGGTTTCCTGCTCGGATACATAGACGCCATGTTTATAAGGCATATATCTTTACCTCCTTAAATGGATTTTTTGATTTCCAGATAGATTGCATAAAGAGAGCCGCTTCGTCCCTCAATCTGCATCCTGGCCTCTCGGAGTTCCGAGATGGGAAGAATGAGGTTGCGGATAAGCGGCACCTGCTTTGCCTTTTCATTCAGCGCCTCTGGTACGGTGCTGAACATAGAGAAACGATTGCACACATGGGGAATCGTTGGGCCGCAGTACACCAGAATGGTGCTTCTCTTGGCGGCGACCGCTGCGGTTTTTTTGGCTTTGCTCATGCCAGTTCGTCCTCCTTTTCGATGGCAGGGACTTCGAACTGCATCAAAAGTCCGCCGTAATAGTATGGATATGTGTCCTCGTCCGAGAGAGACCAGTCCAAGGCGGGCTTCATAACGAAGCGGCTGCCGAGGACTGGGTTCTTCCCGAACCTCTCCACAATCCGTTGAATGATAGAGAGGATATCTTGGTGGCCGTGCCGAGCCGTGTTGTCATCGCATACGCAGATGACCACATAGACGGTGACGGTATGCCCGTCATCATCCGAGGCTTTTTTGCCACCTTGAATTTCCGAGACGATGTAAGGCTCTGGCAAATGCTCATCGAGCAGAACATCATCGTCCCCTTGCTTCACAGGGAGAGAGTGGACATAGGATTTCAACCGTACACTATGCCCGATGCTGTTCATGAAGGTTCGCTCCGCAAACAAACTCTCGAACTCTGCCGCAAGGCTCTCCTCAAGGTCGATAAATGTACCTGCGTCAAATGTCATTTTTGCTTCGCCTCCACGGTCTTTTTGATATATTTTCGGATGTTCGCATCCAATAGTTCTGCGATTTTTGGCTCAACTTCTCCATAAACCTCCTGCTCGTTGCCTATCATCTTCGGGATGGAGGGAGAGAGCAGTTTTCGCAAAGGCAGTCGCTCTGGGCCTCTACGCTGAACGATGGATACATGACCACTCTTGAACTTTGCGACAAACGCCTTCAAATCGCCCATTTCGAGCCGCTTCATGCTGCTTTTCACGAGGACTTTGCCTGTCGTTACTTCGGGTCGTGCGGCCCCAGTAGACGGCGTTTTCGGGTTTGATTTGAAATCTATCAATTCGAGTGGCGCTCCGGCAGTAACAATCAACGCCTCCAACTTTCGGGCGGAGGCGTTTTTGATTGTCATCGCTTTGTTGAACTTGCTCTTTTGGATAACATAAATATCCTTCGCTTGGGTCGCAAGCATCGACCGGGCATCCTTGGCGGTGGCGTTCAGCGCCTGCTTAAGGACGGTCGGCGCTTTGTCGTGATATTCACCGAGTTGGTCGGCGATGGTTTTTACCAAGCCGTTATCATCCACAGTGAATACAATCATGACCTAAACGCCTCCAGTTCGATGATGAATAGACCCGACTGCGAGTCGACATCGACAACCTTGTATCTCCGAGCATCGAAAATAATCTGGTTGCCGATGGCAGGCTTCGCACCGTACTCGGACGCACGAACCATGAGAAGTTTGTGTCCGGCATAGAGGCCGCTGTCGCTTGCCGTATAGACACGCTTGGCGCTCCTGCGGATGAGTTCATCGTTGTCCACGATGACACGCATCTCCACATTGTTGATGGTATGCGTCTCCCAGAACTCCTCAAGGTCGCTGAACCACACCGTTCCGAGGTCAGATGCCACAAGGTCTTTGAATGCGCTCACTTCTTGGACGCCTTCTTGCTGCCGTTGGTCTTGGTAGACTGCGAAGCCTGCTTCACTCCCGAAGCAGCGCCGGGTGTGGTCTCGGTACGCTTCGCAGTATCCACCGCAGGCTTCTCCTCGTCCCAGACAGCGGACTCGGCGTCAAGCCATGCGTTGACCAGTGCAGCATCGGTGGTGGGGAGTTCATCCCCTGCACCGTATAAGCGGTTCTGATGGAGAATGCTCCTCGTTGCTTTCAGCTTCGCCATGTCTGCACCTCCGCTTAACCGATTTTTACACGGACAACGGTGTCGGCAGCAGTGGCGGCAGCAACCGCCCAACCTGCAGGCACATCGGAGTTGGTCTTGGTGACCTTCTTGGATGCGGCGTTGAAGTAGACGGCATCGCCGACAGCGATGGCGAGACTTGCGGTCTTGTCGATTTCGAACACGCCCTCAACGGAGAGTGCTCCGACAGCACCTGCAGGAATGTCACCTGCGGCCACGCCGATACGAGAGCCGAGGCTCACGACATCGCCTGCGGCGATAGCGGCGATGGCAGTATAGTCGATGGTGTTACCCTTCTGAATGTACTTTGCCATTTTGATTAACCTCCTTATTAGTTATGCGGCGCAGTTCTTAAACCACGCCGGGGTTCTTGTAGATGCCTCTGTAGTCGACAGCGGTGATACCCCAGTCGAGCCAGATATCCCAGACGAAGCCGAGCTGACCTGCGACCTCGCTTCTGCGGAAGGTAGGAGTCTCCTGACCGTTGAGGTAGTCGACCTGAATGCTCTTGGAAGTAGCAGGGTCGGCAACCATGAACCACGGCTTCGCACCCTCGCCAGAGAGAGTGTTAATCCAAGGAGACTGGATGACCTGCAGAGGATAGTTGTAGAGGGGGTTGATGTCGTTGTTGGCAGAGCCGACAACCTGTGCGCTCTTGAAGATGGTCGCAAGCACGAACTCGTAACCCATAGGCACGATGAGGTACTTGGGAACTTCATAGATGGGGTCACCGAACGGGTCGGTCTGGCCCTGCGCCTTGAGGATGATTTCCTGGATGGAAGTCTGGGAAGGAGCCGCACCAGTGCCGATGAGGTTCTTGTGACCATCGCTGAAGAGGGCTGCACCGTCATAGATGGCAGGGTTGCTGCACAGGATTTTGTAGACAGCCTTGTCGATGGTACGCTTGGCCGCACGAGTGTAGGCGGCAGGCACTTCGGCGAGGAATCCGATGTCATCGTTGATGAACGCCTGTCTGCTCATACTGAACTGCTTGCCGTAAGTGTCAATCTTACGCTGGGGCAGGAGATGAGTAGAAGGAGTGCTGTTCTTCAACTCGCCGTTTTCCGGCACGAGTTCGAAGTCTCCAACACCGCCGAGGACATAGGAGTGGTCGGGAGTGGCCTTGAAGTCGGTCACGCTGCCCTTGCGAGTCCAGGCCTGGAAGGTGGTGGGAACTTTCTGGTATTCCTCCACGATGGTCTTCTTGATGGTGGCATCGAGGATGGCAGGGAACGCTGCAGTGGGGTTGAAGAAGTCACGGCAGAGTCTGGCGTAGAGGTCGTCCTTGCTCATGCGGAGCAGAGAGGAAGTCTTCTCGCCGTCACGGGACAGGCACTCGATGGCGATGTCACGGAGGCTCATGCTGCGGAACTCTTCAGCACCTTCAGCAGGCTTTTCGGGTTCATAACCCATACGCATACGGATGCCGTCAACGGCAGCGGCACGGAACTTGTCCTCGCCGGATTCCATTACACGGACACCGCCTGCGTTGATGGGAGCGTTTCTCTTCTGGAGTTCCTCCAGAACAGCCTTGCGGCAGTCATCCACGGAAGTGTCGCTGTCGAGGTAGGACTGAGGGTCAATCCCAAAGTTGCGACACAGTGCGGAGATTTCAGACTGGCGCTGTCTCTCGTTGGTTACGGCAGTGCGAACGGCCTCGTCATTGCCTTCCTTGCTCTTCTCGCCGTCCTTCTTGGCGGCATCGATTTTGGTCTGGAGTTCGTTGAACTCACGGGTCTCATCGGGGGTCAAATCACGGTTCTCGGAACGAGCCAGAGAAGTGATTTCGCTCTGACGAGCAATCATCTGCTCAATGTTCATATAGTGTTATCCTCCTTAAAGATAATTTTTGTTTGCTTTGATTTGTGCCTCAAATGCGCCGAGGCTCTGCGGTTTCGGCTTGCCTTTGTCACTGCGGCTCCGACCGACACCGACCGTGGCGTCTGCAGGAACTGACACGACAGAGATTTCAAGCGGAGTCCATTTACGAGCGATGTCGCAGGGGCCAGTGAACAACCCATCGGTCGAGGTCTTGCCGGGGGCGACCTCTTCCCAAGCGTCCACGGAATAGCGAACGGACACGCCCTTCAGAGTGCCGGACTTCACCTTCTGATAGATGAGGTCTGCTGCCTCGTCATCGTCAAATGTTACCTCCGCCTTGCCACGCTTGTTTTCAATCCAAGCACGGTCAATGCGACCGAGAACATAGTCGGTGTCGTGGTTAAACAGCAACACTCCGATTTCGTTCAGTCTGGTGAGGTCGACTGCGTCATCGGCGTGGCTCAAAATCTCTGGGCCAAACCATCTGACATACGGCTCTTCAGAACTGAACGAGAGTTCGAACTTTCGCTCGTTGCCCTCGCCCTCCAAGGCTCGGATGGATGCTTTCCCGAAGGAGCGTTCGCCGAGGTTCTTATTCATCTCCTCCGCCTCCGCTTTCTTCGGACTCGTCCCCTTCGCCGCCCTCTGAAGGCTCTGTGCCATCTCCTTCATCAGCGATGGGGTCTGTGGGTTCTGGGTTTTCTTTCTGCTTGTACTCTCCAATTTCTCCACCTCCAATCTCAATGCCCAAGGTGTGGGCGTATTCGATGACCTCGGCAATATCATCCAACTGGTCGCGCCAGTCTCGACCGTTCTCGGCTGCTATCTGCTTAAAGGTCTTTTGACCACTCTTCAGTGCGAGTTGGTTGGCACTGCTTTCCTTCTGGGGGTCAATCCACTTTTTCGGAGAAGCGACCCATTCGTGCTGAAGGTAGTCATATTTGTTATCCCAAAATCCGGGCATATTGAATAACCCGGACAGGTAACCAGAAATAATGAAGGTCTCGTAGACCTCCGTCATCACGCGCTCACGCAGGAGTTCGACCTCTTCTGCGAAGGTGACCTCGTCCTCGATGGCGCTCTGACGAGCCGAGGAATAGTTGGTCTGGCTCATGTCTCGGCTTGCCGTCTCATAGGACAAGCCTTGACCTGCACCGATAAGGCCGTACTGCAGTTTGAGGAAGGAGGTCGCTTCGGCACTGTTGCCCGAAGGGTTGACCACCTGTATTTCATCGCCTGCATTCATTTCCTTAATCATGCCGGGGGTGAGCGTCTTGCCTGCGTAGTCCACACGACCGTCCGAGGATGCGGAGCCGCTTCTGCCAAGACCGCCTGTCGGGATGCTCTTCTTAATGAACACGGACAGGCAGGCGGCGATGCGTTCCTTCACGGAGACAGCCGTCACGAACTCGTTTACATCTCGAATGCGAGTGATGGTCGCACTCATATCGCTTATCTCTCGGATTTGAGAGGGGCGAGACTTGGTGAAGTAGAAGATGACATCCTTCGCTGGGACGAAGATGGAATCCGTTGTCTGGTTTCCTTCTACATCGTACTGTCGGAAGTAGTATCCGACCGGCTTATGGAACTGGTCATACTCGATACCGCTGACAACGGTATCGCCCTTATACTTCGGCGCGGCGATAGTCCCATCGAGTTCGTCCACATCCAAGCACTGAAGTTTGAAGGGGACGATTTCGCCGTTGCGAACATACCTCTTGAGGATAATCATGCCGCCGTCCACACGCTTGCGAGTGACCGCCATACGCAGAATCTGGTTGAAGGACTGCGTTCCAGTAACATCGCAGTGTTCCGCTTTGCACCAGAGTTTCCAGTACTTCTCAATCCTGTCGTTCAGCTTCTCGTCTGGGGACATAGCCTGCAGGGTGTACCCTTTGCCGACCACATTTCTCCGATAAGCACGGATGACGGACTGGGCGATGTCGGAGTTCCTCTCAAGGTCTCTGGCTCTCGCTCGAACGGTATCACGGCTGAATCGGTCGGTGACCTCGGCCGCTGCGTTATTCGTTCGCCACTGTGCATTTAGCCGACCACCGGGGCCGGCATCGTAGTAGCGGAGTTCTTCATAACTCTGCCGCCACGCTTCTCGCTCATACGCTCTCTGCGGAGAAAACAGAAGGATGAGCCTGTCAATGAAGTTCATCTCGATACCTCCTTATCTTCCTGTGAACATAGCCACGAAGGTGTTATCGAGGAGATGAGAGGAATCGTCTCTCGTGATTTCAGCCTCCAACTCTTCTCGCATCGATTTCAGAAGCGAGAGGTCGGCACGAGTAAGGCTTCGGCTGCCGATGCTGTAGGACTGCCCTCCGGCAAGCACGGCATAGATGGCATTGTTGACCTCTTTGAGTTGCTCCTCTTTGGTCATCTCTGCGAAACTTTTATTCTCGGCCATTCTCATACCTCCTTTACAGCCATGAATCGTTGGCCCTTATCCAGTTCTCCTCTGGCGTAGGGGCCTCTTTTTTTGGCTCTGGCTTCTTCGGCTCTTCGACCACATTCTGAAGGAATAGGTTTCTGACGCCCTTGATGTCAGCGGCCGCCATACAGTAGACCTCACAGTCAAGGTAGTGGTTGTCTGCACCTTCGGTCTTGGGTTGCCAAACGAGGGACTGCTGCCCTTTGCCGTTCTTAACGCTGACCTTATGCTCGGCCGTTACCTGCTGTGCGTATTCCTCATCACAGCCTCGGTAGACCATCCACGAGCCTTTGCCGTTTGGCTTACGCATACGGCTTGCAATCATATCCTTATACTTACCGCCGTCAACGAGGACGAGGTTCATGCCGTAGGCACGAGACCCGGTCTTATTGACTGTCGACAGTCTGTAGTGGGAAAGTTGAGAACCCACGCCTTTACATGGGAGTGCCCATTCCGAGTTGATTGCACAGAACTCGTAAACCTCGTCCGTCTGGTCGCCAGAGTCCACGAGGACAAGGTCGACCATAAACACTGTGCCGTCCGGCTTTCGGTATTCGAGGTTCATGTACTTTTCGACCTCCGCAAATGAGAACGCCTGCCCGTGCGCTATGTTCTGCGAGGTGAGGAAATCTCCCCACGCTCGGATAGTCCAGTACAAG